TCCAGTCCTGTGCGGTCGCTAGTCTGACCAAGGATATGTGTAACACTACTGTAGACGTTACCTTTGGCGTCCCTGTAGACCCTGAATGGGCCGCTGTTATCTTGTACCAGTTTCCACTTTCGGAGGTTTGCCAGTGTGTCTTGTGTGTTAGCTGGCACTTGGATACTCTTTCCCATAACTACAATACCCTGTCAAGCTCGCTTTGGCAATAGAAAGCCCCCGGTGAAGGGGGCCGTTACATAGAAGTGTTTACGTAAACCGGCTACTCCAGTCGCCGCAACCGCTTTTACCGTACACAATGGGCCAAAGAACCTTGCCATGCACGATGTTGTCGCTGTAGGCAACGGGGCTAGGAGCATGTCGGTGACATTCTCCTAATGAATTTTGCGGTTCCCCCTCCTGGTTTTCTAGATACCAGCCCCAACGGCAGGTGTGGCACTGCTGGTCTTCGTTCATGGTCAGGCAGCCTTGAAGGGGTTACCGCCTGTGAATAGCCGGCTGATGTCGAAGCCGGCAGCTTTGGCTTCGATCCAGGCAGCGTCGATGTGCTCTTGGCTGCCCTTTTTACGGGGTACGGGGCGCAGGGTGTACTCGGTTAGGAGGCCGGAGCCTTTCTTACTGAGGTTGAAGTCCCAGTTGAGTAGGTCTTCGTAGTCGTCCATCTGGCTGATCTGATCCAGCTCTTTGATGATGGACTTTTGGGTCAGGGACATTACCTGGACCGTTCCGGCATCGAAGTTGTAGACCGGGGTGGCGATAAAAAACTTCACGTCCACTGTGCCGGGGCCGCCACGTCCTTCACGGGGCTCGTATTCGCCTAGTTCAGCTGTCACGTCCTCGGGGGTGGGCTCGAAATCAAAGCGAAAGGGCTTGGACTGGCCTTCGGCGTTGGCGCCCCAGGCTTCGTAACCCTCTAGAGGTTGCTCAGATAGCAGGGCAAAGCGGACTGAACCACCGTCGGGCAGCTTGCTGACGGACAGGTAGCCGCCGCCGCTGGAGCCTGCATTGACGTTGGCGGAAGCCTTTTTGGAGAGAAATCCCATTTCAGTTAGGGGGTGTTTGGGCGTCGCCGGGTTGGCAACAGTGACACAGTAACACGGGGTTGACCGTTCGTCTACCATAGAAAAACACCCCAGGGCTGCGGGCCCCAGGGTGAGTCGTGTTCTTTCTTGTAGGAGTCTATCACTGTGTCTACTGAGTCGCAAGACCTGCTTAAGTTTGTGGCGGAGCTGCCTGAGGGCTTTGCCTACGCGCCTATCTACGTCAAGGGTTCCAAGCTCCAGTCCGGGAAGGTGAGTAAGGGCAAGACACCGCTGGAGAAGTCGCACCATGCGGTGTTGACGCCGGCTGATGTCGCACTTCAGATCCATCGCAAGCCGGAGACTTTTCGGGCTGTTGGTGTGTTTACCGGGCCACGCAGCAAGGGCTTGGTGATCCTCGACGTGGATCGCAATCTCGCCAAGTTGACTTCCAAGTGGGGAGGCTCCGTTCTTAAAGCTGCTCCAAAAGTCACCAGCACCAAGGCCAACGCGGCGAAATACCTGTACTACGTCCCAGAGGCTCTGTGGGGCGAGGTAAGCGGTTTTGGGTTGTCGGATACCGGAGCCGGCTATGAAGTGCTCTGGGGGCGCCAGGGGCTGCTCTACGGGGCCTATCCGGGCTCCAGTGATGGGAAGGGGGCCGAAGGCTTCTATGGCTTTGAGGGCGATCTGGAAGCTATTCCTGAGGCTCCGGCGTGGTTGATCGCTGAAATGCGTGAGGCAGCCGGTAAAGATCCAACCGATGCCGGGTTTATTAAAAACCGAAAGGCACTTGACTTTTCAGACCGGACGCCTGAAGAGGTAGCCGAAATTGTGCAGTCCGCCCTCCGTGTGATCCCTGGTCAGGGTGCCGGCAGCCGGGACCACTGGATCAAGGTGGGTATGGCGATCCACTCGGAGTTGTCGGACGATCTAGGACTGACCTTGTGGTCGGCTTGGTCCGCTGAAGACCCTGAGTTTTCTGACGATTGGGTCGAAAGCAACCCCTGCGAAGAGGTTTGGAAGAGCTTCAAAAAGGGCTCTGTAACCCTCGGCACCCTGTTCTGGTTGGCGGATCAGCAGCTGCCGGGCCGGCTATGGCTTAGCGAAGACCTACGCAAAGTTGTTACAGAAATTGAGGCGGTCGCATCGGGAGAAATGCCCACTTTTGGGGTTCTCATCAAAGCCGTGCGAGAGGCGCTCCAGTTGGAAAATCCGGCTGAGCAAAAGTACGAGCTTCACAAGATTGCGCACAAAGCTCGGATGCGCGATGCGATGGAGCTGGAGAAGATGTACGTCGATCAGATCCAGCATGAGTCTCAAAGTGACACCATGACGGTGGGCGAACTGCTCCAGCAGAACTTTGAGCGGACCTACTTGATTCCTGACCTGCTGCCTAATCCGTCTGTGGTTCTGATCTACGGCGCAGGTGGTGACGGCAAGTCGATGACCGCTTGGACGCTTGCCAAGCACATTGCCACCGGGCAACCCTTCGTCATCCGTGGCAAACACGTTCCAGTTGAACAGGGGCCTGTGTTGCTGTTGAACGGGGATCAGCCACTGGTTCAGATGCAGGAGCAGATGGAAGAAGTTGAGATGCCCGCCGATGCACCTGTGATTGTTCGCACTGACTGGTCTCTCCAGGCTTATGCCCGTTTTCAGAAGCTGCTGCAGAAGTATCGACCCAAGCTGGTGGTCATTGACTCGTTGATTGGTTGCTCAGGTGGGCGGGCGTTCGATGAAAACAAGTCGGACTTCGCTACCCCGCTCTACTGGTTGACGCGCAACAACGGTGTCGCCTTCCCTGCTTGCACCATCCTGATAATCCACCACGCCAACAAGACTGGTGGGTTTAGGGGCACCAGTGCAATCCGGGATGCTGTGGACGAGACTTGGAGTCTCCGGAGACCCAGTGATAAGCAACTGGAGCAGACCGGACACAACGCCCGGATCATCACCATCGAAAAATCGCGCTCCGGTCGTGGAGGCACCAGCCTGCTACTGCGCCAGGAAGCCGATCTGAGCTTCACGTTGGCTGACTGGACCCCAGAGGTCGATCCCAACGAAACGGCGCCTTCTGGCATCACTGACAGGGTGCTCCAGCGTCTTCGTGTGGTTTACCCCGCCAGTAAGACCCGTGAAGAGCTGAACGCGGACGCTCTCTGTGGCGGAAGCGTCGCCGCAATCAGGAAGTCGCTCCAGCGTCTTCAGAAGCGTGGGCTGATCCATGTGCTTGAAACCAAGGGCAACGACAAAGGGGGTAGACCAGCAAATGTGTACCAAGCTGTTGTTGCTCTCTCGCGGGGAGAGGGAGGAAAGGGGGGTCTCATTGACCAAACCACCTGTAGTAGCAACGAATCAGCAATGGGACAGGAGGTTGATTTGGAGAGTAAGTGTCCCACCACAGAAGTAGCTGGGACACTTTCCGTTGAATCGGGAGCTTGTCCCAGTGCAGACTCGTTGCAAGGCAGTGGATCTGAGCAAGTGGACACCTGTGGGATGTATCCCCCCGTGCGCGAGGGGCGTACCGTCAGCGAGCTGGACCAAATCAAGCAAGCCTCAGCCGAGGCGTGGAACTGACCATGCCCTTTATCTCTAACCTGCTGTTGAGGCTGCTTTTGGCAGCCTCACGGCTTTTTCCGAGTCCTCCGGTGTCTATAACTAAGTCCAAGCCGAGACCGCCGAGACGCCCCACGCTGGCTGTCATCGTGGGAGCCATCCCCGATGAGGTTTTTGCGGTCGTTCGGATGAGCTGGTTTCGGAAAGGCCAGCCATTCGAGGTGGAAGAGTTTCAGATCCTGGAGTGCCCGGACGCCACTGCTATTTTTCAGGGCACGGTCGGCCAAGCCCTGCGGCTTGGTGCTGACGTGTCAGTTGTGACCACCTACTCCGCTGAGAGCCTTGGCATCCCCCAACCCTAATTCCGAGATGCTGGAGCGCCTTATGGCTGCTTACCAGTGCTGCGCTGACTGCGGCGAAAAATACGGCGCCTATCGACCGGGCGCCGGTTCCCACTGGGCCGACACCTGTGATGTCTGTGATGCCGATACCGTCGTCACCGAAACCCGCGACTACGGCTACTTGTACAAGGGTATCAGGATGCTTACAAACCTGTAAGCGGCTTGTAGTGTGATAAGGTAACAGCGTTCACATTAGGCCAATCGCCATGGACAAAATCGAAACCCCTGCACTTGAAACCGTATTCCGCGACTGGTGGGAAGAGTCGTACAGGCGCCCACCAAACGCACAGGCGGTCATGACCCACGTCGCTTTTGCCGCCCATGTGTTCCAGATGATGGAACTACTTGAGGTGGTAGATGACTGACCTTACACAGCAGCAAGCGGGACTGCTTGAGCAGTTTTGCCGGGCTCATGCCGCAATGAACATGGCGGTCAACTTTGAAGACTTTACCGAACTTGGCACCGCCTACGCCAATGCACTTGATGCTTGCCTCGACGCCGGTATTGACCCAGCCCCTTACCTCGCACCGCAATGAGCACACAGCACCCCATCACCCCACCACCAGAGCTGGTACAGCAATGGGAAGAGCAGTTCCTGGAAAGGCCAACAATTAACGGTTGTTTTATCCAGTCGTACATCGCCGCCAAGGCCGCCCAATGGGGCGCCGACCAAGAACTGGAGGCGTGTTGTAAGTGGCTTGATGAGCGGGCTGTTCTTAACGGAGCAACCGCTCTCCGCACCGCTCGCCGCCCCAAGCCGCCGAGCTTGAAGGAGCAGGCGCTTGCACTCATCAATCGGCGTATTGGTGACGGTTACGTGCAAATGCTTACTGGAGCCGATGCTGACACCATCCGCCGCGCACTGGAGGCCCTGTGAGCCACTGGCGCATCCTGGCCAAGGCTCTAGGCGAAAAGGCTCACCCCGATCCACGCATCGCTGACCGCATTGCCCTGGTGCGCCTTGTCATCCTGCTCAGTTACCTAACCACTAACACCTTCATCGTGGCCGGCGTTCTCCGGCACTGGAACAACTGATGGGCGGCAAAGTCTGGTCAAGCGAAGAGCTTGACACTCTGTACCTGCTGGCCGGTGATGTGCCATGGCCTGTGTTGCCCCAGGTTTACTGGAACACTGTCCGCCAGCATGGTTACCCCCAGCGCACTGGTACGGCTTTACGCCGTAAGTGCAACGACCTCGGTTTGCAACGCGCAGCCATAGGCCGCTGGGTCAATGCCGGTTTGATCTGCCAGCTCATGGACATCAGCTACGAGGCTGTGCAGACCCTGATGCGTAGCGGTTTGCTACCAGGCAAGCGCTTCGGCGAAACCCAGGGCCACCGCTACTACTTCAGGCGGTGCGACCTTCGCCACCTCGCCGGCAGCCACCCCCACCTCTTCGGCGGCCTGCCCATCTCCAACCTGACGCAGCTCTTTGACGATGCCAAGCTGGCCATCAAGATCGCCGAACTGGAGCTACCTAAACACCAACAGCGGCGTCCCGTGCTCTGCGTAGAAACAGGCACCACCTACCCGTCGATCAGCGCAGCCGCCCGCGCCGTCTATGTCACTCCGAAGTGCATCTACGACGCCCTCGACCACCCCACCAAAACCAGTGCCTCGTACACCTGGCGCACTCCCACCAAGCGGATGTGAAGTTTTACAACTGAAGTAGTAGCCTAAGAGCTGCTTGTGTGCAACACTATGGGTGTGGAGGCGACAGCCCCACGCCTTTTTTATCTTCTACACGACCATGGCCACCCACACCTCCGTGCCCAACGAAAAGCTCAGCCCCTGGTACTTCGCTGTCCGTTACTCGATTCTCCGCATGGAGCAGGCGATTAAGTACAGCCAAGAACTTGGGTTGTCCGCCACGTACGATGAGCACCAGCTAGAGCAGCTGCGTGATCTTGAACAGTTCCTGAAGATGTCCTGGGATGTCTGGATGGATGATATGGGCGCCATCCTCTTACCTGCTGAGGTGGCCAAGTGAATCCCGATGTCCTGGAGATTTATGACATTAGCTTTAATCCTGATGGCCGTTGTGACGTGGAAGCTGTTGTGGAGGACGCTGTTGTCGTCATGCCTCAAACCGACTACGACCCGGCTGAATGGGGGCCTGCTGTGTGCCGAGGCTCCTTCTACCTTTGTGAAGATGACGTGATGCCTGCGACCGATGCCGGAATGCGACGCCTTATCAGTGAACGAATCAACAACTGGGAACTGGTGGATTGCTCGGATTGGGCAGACGACGGCTAAGAGCCTCCGTAACGAGGACTCTTACGACGACTGGTCCTACGGGACCGAGCCCATTCCCTGCGATACCAGCTGGGTCAGACCTCGTACTCTGAACCAGCTCTTCGTTGGTTTGGTTGATGCCTTCGTCAGTAGCGAGAGCATCAACCATGAGGTATTGGCTCGAATGGCAATGCAGCAAATACTTCAGCTACCTGAAGAAACTTTGTTGAATTTGCGTTCCCAGTACCCTTCCAACACCCTTTAGGTAGTACACTACCGACGCTTTACCAACTTCTATGCTCACCATTCTCTCTGATACACAAGTCCGCACTCTGTCGGACAGCATCAAGACCATCCAGGGCATCTTGGAGTCGTCCCAGACCGTGAATTTTGACGGCCCCACAACCACCGTCAAAACTCCGGCACCAGTCAAGCAACGGGAGTCTCAAAGTAAGACTCATGGGTCTAAGCCCAGGAAGTACCGTGCGCTTGACATGGGGCAAGTGATCCAGATCAAAACCAGGCTTGCTTCCGGTGAAGGTGCCACTGCTATTAGCCGTGACTACAAGGTGCATCTCACCACGATCAACGCCATCAAATGGGGTAAGACGTGGAAGCATGTCGCGCTGGAGCCAACTGCCGCTAAATCGTGATCCTTTGTGATACCGAGATCCGGGCCCTCTGTGAAGAGGGCCTTGTTGATCCGTACGAACCAGTCTTAGTCAATCCCGCCAGTCTCGATGTGAGACTCGGTGAGAACATCCTTATCGAAACGGCTTTAACTTCACACATGCAGCCCCGCTCCATTGCAGGGTTCACTGAAGACAGACCGTTTCTGCTGCATCCGCGCGAGTTCATCCTTGCGGAAACTGTCGAGACTTTCTTCCTGCCGTCGTTTTTGGCCGGTCAATTTGCGCTTAAAAGTTCCAGGGCCCGCTCTGGGATTGAGCACCTAATGGCCGGTTACTGCGATCCGGGCTGGAGTGGTTCCAAGCTCACACTGGAACTACAAAACGCTCGGGCCCTACATCCAGTAAAGCTATGGCCGGGGATGCGGATTGGGCAGCTGGTGTTCCACGTCATGTCAGCTAAACCTGCGGAGGATTACTCCATCGTGGGTCACTACAACTTCGACCAACAAGTTACTGCTTCCAAGTTATGAGCCAGGACATGGTGAACCATCCCAGTCACTACACGGCTGGGCGTATTGAGGTCATTGATTTCATTGAGGACTGCGTTAAGCAGGCACCTGACGCGGTTGTCGGTGGATTGCAGTGGCAAGTTCTTAAGTACATAAGCCGCTTGTGGCTTAAGGATGATCCGGCCTTGGATGCCGGTAAAGCCCGCTTCTATCTCAATCGCTTGATTAGTACACTAGACAAACCGGAGTACAAGCAATGAATGAGTACAAGTTCCAGATGATTCGGTCGGACGAGTCGGCTCAGATTCTTACTTGCCACACCACAAAAGTTGTGGGGGTAATGGCAAGCGATGTGATCGAGTCCTTCACCGACTTTTTGCAGTGCTGTGGGTACCACCGCACCACGATTATGGATGTTTACCAGCGATTGAGCGATGAAGTGCAGGTACTGTAATTCAACGGAGACTCGCGTAACTGTCACTCAACACCAGGGTAATGAAACGCATCGGTATTGCCGCTGTCTTGACTGTGACGTACGTTTCAAAACTATTGAGACGTATGCCATATACAAACGTGGCTCCGTACCAGGGGTAAAGCAACATGAAAATTGCCGTGTCAAAGGCGAGAAGGTTGGCACATCTGTACTAACAGAGGCAAATGTTTTAGAGATCAGAAGGCTTGCGACTGACAGTAAAACGTACTCCGAAATTTCAAAAC